CAAACAATTGTTTTACGATGTCTAGCATGTGATTCTCCTACTGTTATTTGAGGCCTGAAATGATTTTTTTCAGACTCTCTGCTAAGTACTTCTGTGCCTGTGGATCGCCTTGGACTTCTTTTGCTATTTTAAATGCCTGATAACCGCCTGTGTTATTCATTAAATGTTCGTACACTGGAGTTGGATATGCTCCCGGGGCGCTGGGTTGAGCTACAATATCAACTGTGATAATTTCAAAACCTTTGACATTACCGCTGTCGTCAACATCGCCTGAACCTCTGCTTGATACTCCCAACTTCACTCCCGACTGCAACATGGTCTGCACTAGCTGACCCATTGGAGTTGGGATTATTTTAAGTTTTCCGTAGCCGTTAGGACCGTCCATCCACATCTTGGTAATCATATGACTAACACGATCTAGATTGATTTTTAAATCCTGTGGGTGATCTAATTCTCCGCAAACTGAGTATCCACCAGAGATCTGTTCGTTGAGCGTTTTGACAGCCCTGCCAATTTCTTGAGAAGAATAAACACGTTGGTTTGCATTGCGGATATCTCCCTGAATGCAAATACCGTTTAAATGCAGCGACTTTTTGCCGTCGCTGCCTTCTTCGCTCTCCAAGACAATCTTAGCCTGATCATAACTCAATTGTTCACTGAGGTAGTTTTTCACCTTGTTGTCCTATTACCTACGACCACGGAAAAGACCTGCGGCGCTCTTGTCAGCTGTTTCTTTAGCACCAGCTTTTTCAGCACCGTGTCCTGGTTCTTTTGTAGAGAACGCATTACCGTTCTTAGCACCAGGAACATTTACGTTACCCATATTATCTACTTTAGGCTTGTTACCTGCTAGGCCACCTGTTGTGCCTTTGTCGCTGGTATCTTCCATACCAAACTTCAAAGATGCGCCGCCCATGTCATTTTTACTGAACTTCAATCCGCCTGCAGAACCGTCAGCTTTTTCGCTTTGACCTTTCTTTTCTGCACCGTGACCTGCTGGAACTTTTTCCACGTATTCACGTACAGTTGCTAGATCAAAATCGTCCTTCATTTCATCGCCCATGTCGCCCATGTCGTCATCGCCCATGTCGCCCATGTCGTCACTACCTTTGAGTTCATCAAATTTAGCTTGTAGTTCATCAACAATAGAGTCTAGGTCTTGAAACAGTTCTTCTTCGGACTTTTCTTCCATGTCGTCATCGCCCATTTCTAGATCACCTTCTAGGTCATCTGTAGGGTCACCACCCATCATATCTGGGCCTTCTTCGTCATCGCCTTCTATAGCGATGTCTTCAAATTCTTCGTCAACTTTTTTCTCTTTGCTGTCTTCACCGTCTTCGTCGTCGTCTTTTTCTTCTTCTTCAGCAATTTCGCTGTCGATCAAAGATTCATAAATTTCGCGAGATGCTGTAACCACGTACTCGTGGAACAATTCTTCTGCTTTAGCTTGATCATCGTTTACTAGATGTTCCAGCATTTGTTGTAATAGTTTATTATCGGCCATGGTATTCTCCTCAAATGGTATGGGCTGTTGTTTATTTAACACACATATTACAAAATGATGTTAAATGGTAGTTTTTTGATTGATTTGGTCTGAATATATAGTATCAGGAAAACTTTTACTGAATTCGTCGTAGTTGATGTGACTGAGATTGGTCAAGGTAGGTCCCAGTTTATCTGGTATAAATGCTCCGGGTTGGATAACTCGAAAAAATTGTGTGTGCCGGAATTCCTTGATTACTTTTTCAGTTTGACTTAGCCAATTTCCATGATAAGTGGCAGCATCTGTGCTTTTCTTATAGTTAAATGTGTTGGCATAGATGTTGTTGAACTTGCCATCTAATCCCTGATAATCAAATCCAAAAATGTATATAGTTCTGTGTTCTTGTGTGGCTGCAAACCATAGAGCTGTGGGACCTGAACTCCACCCTTTGTGCGGGCTGAAAAAATTCACGCCGTGCTTGGTTTGTATACCTTTGTTGGGATTTGTCCACAGCTGATGTTTTTTGTGATAGCCAGCTTCGATGATTTCATTGACCATTTTCACATCTACAGCAATCAAATAATGCGGTTCAAACTCGCGATACTGTGCATTACAGCCGTAAGTTATACCTTTGTTGGTAAGGGATCGTAGGTTTAAGCACTGTCGACTTACTCCATTTCCTATAACGAACGCAGGATTATTGTGCAGGTGCTGTTTCTTCGCCAACTGGAGTTCCATACATTTGTCTTATAAATTCCAGTTCAGATTTCTGCTCTAATTGATGAGATTCGCTTTGCAGTCTCAATTTATTGATTTGACGCAGTGTAAGACGTATTTTTCTAGTATCTTTTTTGTCAATGATACTGCTGTCTTTGCTGGAATCGTATCTACGATCTTGAGCAAAGTCGTTGTTTTTTTCATTGAAGTAAAAAAATTCGTTGAGAAGCATAATGTATTTATTACTGAACTGGTGCTTCTGGTGCTGCGGCTGCTCCGGCATCTGCGCCTGGTTCTGCAGCAGCTGCCATGTCTAATGGCGCTTCTGTTTCTTGAGATGCAACATCTGCAGCCATACCTCCTGGTGTTACACCCATACCTCTTAATTCGCTTTGTGCATCCAACGAAGGTCTAAGATTAGCACCGTTTTCTTCACGCCACATTCTTTCGTTTTCTTTGATCTCATCTTCAGATAATCCTAAGAAACGCTTTAATGCAAAACGCTTGCTGAGATGTGGAATCGCTACTACCTGTGCAAATGTAGCTGCTCGAGCTGTGTCAAGTTCACTTTGGCGATAGGCAGCAAAGTTCTGTGGCTGATTGAACTTGAGTTCGAATAAACTGTTGTCAATATTAACGCCTTGATCATTGAGCCAAAGTTTAAATTCGAGATCAAATGTTTCAACTATGATGCTCTGTAGACGTTTACAGTATTCATTGAATCTCAGTTCTTGTATGTAGGCGGTCCCTACCTTGCCATCGCTAACAGTATTGGCCTGTTCGTCTATGGCTGTAGGAAGATATGAAGCAGGAATGCGCAGGGCACGGAACAGCTTGTTGGTAAAATAACGTAGGTCAGTGATTTCGCCCAGGTTAGTACCACCCGGCAGTGTTTCAACTTTTGATCCACGACCTTCTGCTGTTTGTGGAAAGAAATAGTCTTCGTTTACACTTAGAGGATTATAACTAGCGTCTATGACGTTGGCTCCGCCACCTGTTGATGAAGGAATACGTCTTTGTTGGATTTCGTTTTTCACACGCTCAACAAAGCTCATAGCCATGTGTGCCGGCATATTTCCAACGTCCACATAGAAAATACGTCTTTCTGGAGCACGTTGTATACGATAGATAATGATAGCATCTTCTAGCAGTTCTTTTTGCTTGTAGACTTTGAATACTGATTCTAATAGTGAATTGCCAAACGGATAGTTATTATCCAGTCCTTCTGACAATGATAGATGAATCACATGTTTGGCATCTACTGTGATTTCATTTGTCTGATTATGGAATCTTGTGCCTACTGATCGAGCTGCATCGCCTGCAAACCCACGAGCTTGACCACCACCCGATGTATACGAACTTGTGCCGCTGGGAGCTGTGTTTGTGGTGTTGTGAGGTGTTGTGGCTATAAATTCTTTGAAGTTAAAGTTGAGATCGCGAATCACATACTGTTCAGGAATCTTGCCTTCTGATTCGTTAACAATTATCTTGGTAACTTTGGCAGCATCTACAAACAACCATTTTTTAGTTTCTGGGTCTCTAACGAAAAAACAGTCGCCGTATTTGAATGTGTTGCGCAGTATGCGGAAGATTCTGGTTTCAAAACTATTCTGCTTGGTCCACTTCTGTAGGCTGTCTTTGAGTATCTTAACTTCGGTAGCAGTAGGCTCGCCACGGAAAAATGTATGGAACGGTGTGGCATTTTCTTTGTCTTTCTGTGTGCAAAACTCTGTGAGTATGTCCAAAGCAGCGTTAACTTCTGAATCCATGTCCATGGTATCATACTGCATGTACCGTTCGATACGATTGGGACTACCTGCATATACATCTGGCAGATAGCTGGAATAATTAGCACGAGCGGGGCCTGGCCGGCCGCGTCCACTGATTGGACTCATAGAGCCGCCAGTGTTGTCTATGTTAACAGGTGTAAAGTATTTTTTCCAGCTCATGCTTTGTATAGATTCTTATTAAGACCTTTAGTAGCCACTACATTTTCATAAGTGTTTGTAGTGGTCTGGGCCTGTAGTGTTATTAATTTTGCCATCTTAGTATTTAACTCCGCAAGCAAGGTAGAAGGTGATTCTTGAGATTTTTTATTTTGCTCTTCTTTCTCTTTAGCCGCTGCATCTTCTTTGGCTTTGGCTTCTGCATCTGCTTTGGCTTTGGCCGCAGTTTCATCTACTTTTTTCTTTTCTGCTTCTATTTCTATTGCTTTTTTAGCGGCATCTGCATTAGCAGCAGCTGGAGCTACACCGTAACTGCCACCTTTCTTAATACCTATCTCAACTGCGCCGCCTTGTTTACCACTGAACTGTTTCAACAGTTCTTCTGGGCCTGCACTGTAATCTAATAATTTTTCTTGCGCTTTTACCGCAGCTTCCTTAGCCTCTGCTTCTCGTTTTGCGGCACCTGTGAGCTTGTCGTGTGTGAGTTTCTGTTCTTTGAATTTTTTAGTATCTTGTTTCAGTTCATTTTTGCTTTGTTGTACTTTCTCTTGTGTTCTGCTTCTTTCGTCATCTCTGATTTTTCTTGTTTTATCTCTGTCTTCCTGTAGACTCTGGCGATTTTTTTCACGCTGATCATACTCTTCTTGACTGATGCCAAACAACCCCTTGGTCATTTTACCAAGTGCCGCCAGTATCTGATCAAACAATCTATCAAAAAACATGCCTACGTCTTGCAGTGTGTCACCGAGTTTAGCGAGTCCAACCGCAGCTATTTTAACTAGACCATACAAAAATTTAAACACCCCGACCAAGGTATGTATTACTGGAGTGAGCACGAAACTCAATATGTTTATAACGCTGCCGATAATTGATCCTAGTGTTTGAAAAATATCACCGGCCATAGCACCAACTTCAATTAATATTTCACCAAATCCGCCGGCGCTGTCTGTAACACCGAAAATTTTCATATATAATTCTTTCAACGGTTGTATTATAGACATTACACCAGCATACAATCCGTCAAAGGCAAATATAGCCCCACGCACAATACCACCCAGTACAGGAAATACCGCATTCATAATACCGTCAATGAATTCTACCGTTCCGCCAAGTCCTGAAGCGCCAAATTTTTCACTGAGATGACTAATCACTGGAGCCAACAATAGGCTCATGCCTTCCCATATCTTCATGGCCACTGACACTACTAGATTGAAAGCCGGCACTAGATATTTTTCTGCAAGATTCGCCACTGTACTAAACGCACTCATCAAATAGTCTAATATACCACTGTTGGCCAACAACATTTTAAATTTATTACCTACCTCTGCGATCGCAGCCTGGAACTGCTGCATTTTTTGATTCATCTTGTCTGTTTCAGCAGCAGCTTTTTTCTGTTCTTCTGTAGCTTCTTTTATACCATCTTTGTTAATTGCTTGGGTAGCATTCAAGGAGTTTACGGTTCCTGCTAAGTCGGCACTGGCAGCTCCTGCAGATTTTATGTTCTGAAGATTTTTTGCACCTTCTTGTTTCATCAAGTTGTTCAATGCGTTGCGTTCTTCCATTGTCACAGCTTCGCCTCTCTGCATTTTTTGATTCATTTTCTGCAGCAAGGCTGCGCTCTGAGGCATCATTGCCATGAGCTTTTGATTTTCTTCTGTAGTTGCTGTGCCAGTAGCCATGATGTCTTTGGCAAAATTTTTCAGCCCTGTGTCTTGTAATCCATCAGTTACTGACATGAAACTGTTTCTTACTCCTTCACCTAGCCCTGCCATAGATGCTTGAAACTGTGCATCCTTGGCCATTGCTGCTCTTGATGCTTCTATTTCTGATCTCGATTGACCTGTGGCTTTTGCCAGTGCATCCATTTCTTTGAGATAGGTCTTAGCACCTTGTGCTAATTCTGCATTAGATTTCTTGCCTTGCAGCCCTTGAGACTTTAGTAATGCACCGTAGCTGGCTAATCCTTGATTGATATCTTGTGTGCTGAATCCCAACGCATATAATTCACTGCTGGTACTACGCAGTTGTTTTGAAACTCGAGCAAAATTAGCAGCGCCGCCTTCTGTGGTAGTTCCAAACGCAGTCATAGCGTTGCCGTTTTTCTGAATCATTGCTCCAAAATCTGCCAGAGACATTCCTGCTTGGGACGCAGCTGAGGCAAAATTACTAATACTACCTCCAAACGTAGCGCCAGTCGATGCAACTGCTACATATGACTTTGTTACATCGTCGGCTGCTGCGGCCACAGCTTTAAATAAAGTTCCAAATATAGGAACACTACTAAAGATATCTGCTGCTGAACTGGCAGATCCGTCTAATCTTGAAAGTGCAGCCACTGCTCCGACTGTAGCATCACTGAATTTTACATATGCTCCGGCAGCTTGTATTGCACCGTTTTTTAGTTTTCCTATACCAGACACAGCCATTCCGGCCATGAATCCTATGCCTTTAAATGATTTACTAAGAGCAGAAGAAGCAAGCCCTAATG